AGAGGCTTGATCAGGCGTTCCCGCCGTATAGTTCTGCTGAAGCATTCGCTCTTGGGCAACGCTAGGCCCGCGCTTTCCGCCGCCATGATGGGCAGCGGCAGGGGCAACGTCAGGCGGAGGAGGCGTTCCATGCCCCGCTGTGAGGTGCTTATGAGCCTCGTTAAGAGCCTGCTTATACTTGGCGATGGCCTGCTTGGGTGCGCCCTTGGCTTCGGCGGCTTGGATGTGTCCGGCGAAGTGCTGCATGGCCTTGGTAAGCGGCGCGGCTCCTTCTGGGGGAAGCCCGCCTGCTGGTATGCTGGAAATCACAGGCATCAGCTTTTGCACCATCGTGTCGAGGTGAACAACATCATTGTCTCGCGGCGAAACAGGAACATCCTGTCCGGCAACGATAGCCTGAAGCTCCAGAATCTGCTGGCGTGTTGCTTCGATTGCAACGGCCTCGACCTGATCCTTGGGAAGGATGACGGCGTTGGCCGTGGTCTCTCCTAGCTTTCTACTCCAATCCAACTTCATCAGTTCGTCCTGATTGATATTGGGATTGCCCATGTAGCGGGCGATCATGCTATCCAGCACCACATTGTCCTGTGGCGTTGTGTCCTGCAATAGCTGGCTGGCAGGGCTGTAAGCCATAAGCAGGATGTCGGAAGGCGGGATGTTGCGCTCCAACATATTCAAACAGCAGGAAATGGCATCTTCATCCAGATGTTCTGGAACCTCAAACGCAACAAGGAAAGGAGGCATTTCCATGAGGCTGCGGTCAAAGGCATCTACCACCTCTCTCCTAGCCCATACTGCATTGGGTTGACCCTGACGGGCAGCATCCAGCATGGTTTTCAAATCAGCGGCAGCCTTCAGATGTTCAGGATGGCATATGCCGCGCTGCATACGCTCGACGGCTTGCGAGAACTGGCGCGAGAACCGCATCAGGATTCCGGCTCGGATCTGGTTCTCAATAGCAGCAACACGATTGACTTCGGATGCGGTCTTCTTTCCTCCGCTTTCAACGGGAGCAGACGGCAGGAATGTGCCGACTTGGATCTCGGCTAGGCCGGACACGAACTGATCCAGTTTTAGGAAATCGTCAGTATCTGCGGGGACATTCTGTGGAATTACCTCAAATCCTTCGGAGACGTAAGCAACGGGGTGAGCGACCGTGAGCGGAGGAACTCCCACCTTGGCATTCGGGCCTTTTTTCAACAGCAACAGTCCTTTTAGATAAGTGTTGTCCACAACAAGGTTGCGTGCCTTTTCAACTGCAACGTGTGTGTTGTAAAGGTCGCGGCCCGCCCCACGACTGGACATCAGGTTGCCGGAACCGATCTCTACGCTGAACAGCGCGAGGCACTCGCTCATCTTGTTGTAGCGATCAACCTGTGTGCAGATTTCCTTGCCCGACTTGTCATCGAACAAATATCTGCTAATCTTGCCATGTGGCTCCCTCACAAGAATTTCTCCTAGTTCTACATATTTGGCATCGTTTTCGTAGCTGGCTCCGTAACTTCCTTCGCGAATCCAATCCTCGTACCTACGGGCATCGTCGTCTGCGTCGAGAGTACGACCAGCCGGAATAGCGTTGTTGATGGATTCAACCAAGTGATTGATATGCCAGCCAGCGGCTGCCGAAAGTTTCGGGTTTTCTAGGACAGGGAGAAGCTCGGCAATCTGATAACGGCGTTTACGCGCCCAAATTGGGGTCTGATCAGTAACCTGTGGGGTCTCAATGCTAAAAAAGGTGTAATCCTGACGCAGGAATTCTGGTTTCCAATCCCGCAAATCGTCCCAGCACATCCCGCAATACCCAAAGGTGACGTTTTCGTGGACAATCTGGGCAACCAAGTCGTCAAATCCTTTCCACCCCCTGATGCACTTTGTGATCTCTTCGCGGAATACTTTGGTTTTGTTTTCGGCATCGATGCTTTCGATGGGATACTCGGCAAAAGTCAGGGTCGCGGCGGTCTCAACAACTTCCTTAAACGGAGGCTGAATGCGGCTGATCATTGTGGAAAGGAATCCTGTCGGGCGATTGCTGCGCCAGTTCTGACCCATGCTCTCCAGCTTCTTGTTATTGTAAGGAGGCTCCAGATTCAGTTTTTTCTGGATCAACTGATTCTTGCGATTGCGTTCAACATTCTGTTGCTTGAGGCGACGATAGGCAGAATGCGCCTGCGTAGCATCCTTGAATGTGCGGCGAACTTGTAGCGTGTCTGGATCAACCGTGTCCAGATTACCATTGTCAGGGTCTATGACATCCAACTCCAGAACACGGGGCTTGTCATGTGGATCAGAAATGCGGGCAGATTTATTTGCAAATGCATCCGTAATGTGGGGAGGTAGTGGTTTCAGGTTTGCCATATTATGTATTTAGCCAGCAGTTTTCTGGTAGGTTGGTTGCTTTGTAGAATTCATCGCGGTCTATGAAAATAGCGGATCGGTTGTCGTGACGCTGTAGCATACATCCACCCAGAACTTCGCTTGATGCCGTGTCACGACCCTGCCTGATGCTTGCGCTAATTCTATTTGTGGACTCAATGCAGGAGTTACATCCTCCGCGCCAGTTGACGTTCTGGGGACACCCTCTGCAAATCTTGGCTCTCTGCTCGGCAAGATCGTCGGAAACCATTTGCACGGGTTTGTTTGCGTGCAGGATGTTCTTTGCCCAAGTCTGAATGTCATTCATCAGGGCCGTCGTGTTTGTCTCTGGATGAACTGACGTAATGCTTACCATGTCTACTCCATGACAAAAGGTAGGCCAATTGGAACAAATGTAGCTATTGACATCGCCTTCAACATCGCCGGATGGCAAATGATTTTCGGCACGATAATGTTCCACAACTTTTAACAAGTCATCGTAATTGCTCCCGTTGAGACGAACGTCACCTTCAAAATAATGCCATCCCGACGGGGGGATGATGCCAATAATTGGTTTAGCCATTGGTTCGTAATATGTTATTATTACGCTCAAGGCAAGTATTAGTTACTTTACAAATTCATGATGGCATTTCGGGCAAATGCAAGTATCGCGGGTCTTTTCGTCGGCTTTTAGCTCATTATCGACTGGTTCTTCGGCAGATCCGATCAATTCTGACAATTCTTCATTGCTGAACGCCAGCATGGAAACATCAAATTTATTGTCATTTAGCTCATCGATTTCAACGGAAAGCATATCGTAATTCCAATCGGACTTTAGCGCGATGCTGTTATCCGCAATGATATAGGCACGGCGTTGAGTTTCTGTCAGATAATCCAGCTTGATGCATGGAACATTATCCAATCCCAATTTCTTTGCTGCCAGCACGCGCCCGTGTCCGGCAATGATGTCGCACTCGTCTGTAATCAACACGGGATTGGTGAATCCAAATTCTTTTATTGAAGCTGCGATTTGCGATATTTGCAGATCGGAATGCGTCCGGCTATTTCTTGCATAGGGGATCAACTTCTTGATGTCGATTTGCTCAATATGTTGAGGTGTTTTGTTTTTCATAATGAGTAGTTCTACAGATTTTGTTTTCCTTGTAAAAAGAAAACTCCCCTACCTCATAGGAAGTAGGAGAGCGTTTTCCCCTAAACCCAATGTGCGGCTTGCGCGGCACTTGGTTTAGACGGCCAAAATAATTGCGTCATGCCGGATGTGTCAATGGACAATAAAACTTTTTTTGGAACCCCTGAAAAAAGGTTGTTGACGGCTTTGAGCATTGTTGGCACATTCACCTCGTTCTGAATGTGACAGCATTTGAACGCAGATTTTTCATGACACCGCAGGTTCGCCTGCCGAAAGACCCGCCCTGTGCTGTCACACTCGGCGGGTTTTTCCCTTTCTAGGCATCATCCGCAAGGAACCGCAGGCGAGTGTGAATGCGTACCACAGCGGCCTGTAGAACTGGCTTTGTCGAACCAAAACGACTTACCCAGTAGAGCAGAGAAGAAGCGTACAGCATCCAGCCTCGCGGGGTGCTGTGGTTTCTTTTCCTTACTCTTTCCTTTCCTCGCAGGCTTGCGGGGGGATCAGGGGGGTGTTTCCTTTCTCCTTTGCTTTTCTTTAGCCATTGACTACAGCACACTCTAACCGCATACTCCAAACCAACTATGGCTAGATTCTCTACCCAGGAATTCCGTAACGGTTCTATGATTCCTTCCGTACTTCAGGGAAGGACTGATTCATCCGTTTCTAGCCTTATCAAAAGTTCACATTCTGGAATCGCTCCCAATCATACCGCTGGTGAGCTTTACCGTAGGAAGCCCCAGTTTGTGATGTGTCCCCCAAAGTATCTATCCACACGCATTGCCAACAACGTCTTCATGCGTGGTCA